TCTACTGTTATTACTACTTCTCTCTTAGAGAATTTCTCAGTCACCTGTACGGTATCACCTATCACTTTGATAAGTCCTTTTACTTTGTACTCATTCATATTATAGTTGTTATTAAATTATACATACCTAGTATTATCAATCCATAAATTATCAGCATCAGGATCATTGCCATTGTTTTTTCTGTCATAGCTTCTCTATTTCTTGTTTTATGTCTAATAAATACTTGTGTGCTAAACTTCCCTCGTTAATGTATAAAGCATTTCTAAAATCTAGCATTTCATCAACTGCTATTAATGCACATTGTTTGGCTTCATAACTATCTAATAAAGCTATATTACTAAACTTATCTAATAAATCTTTTGCTTTCTCTTGTGGTGTCATACTACTTTGTCAGGGAATGGATTAGAAACACCATACTCTAGTATAGTTAGCTCAGTAGCATATTCAACAGCTTTCTTAGCTGCATATTTAGCACTGATGCCAGGATTGTTATGTATTAGTGCCTGCATGGCTGCAATCAAAGCAGCTTCATAGAATTGAACTCTCATCTTATTTATTATTTAATTGATTAATATACTTAACATAGTACTCAGTGCAGTAATGCAGTCTTACCTTAATCTCCTCCTCAAGCTCCAGGTCTCTATGGAAGAGTAGAGTAGTGATTCTTTTCTCAGGAGCTATGTGATCTACCTGATGCAGTGATAAGTTCTCCCATTCATTCAATAGAGATGGATGAGTAGAGACCATGCAATAGACTAGACTAGCATAGTTCTTATCATATAACATCATGTAAGCTCTTAACTGCCACTCATAATCTTTATTTATACCCTCTTCTGAGGTAGCAGGGAACGTTTCTAAGGACCATGAGGTCTTTATGTCTATGATTTGGTCATCTAGAACTATATCAGCCTCTCCTGTGAGCCATTCGTTATTGAGTCTCTCAGTGTTTTTGACCATGCTAGTGAATGATACAGTATTGAGTAGAGCAATAGAATCATTCTCCTGCATTATACCCTTATTAATATACTTGTTATTCAGCTCTACATTATAACCATAGAAATCCTGCTTAGCTAGACCTCTGATGTAGGTCTTAGTAGTTTCAGATAGCACCTCAGACTTAGTCCGAGATGCTGTCATTAGTTTTCCGAGTGAAGATGGATGCCATTTCATAGTAGCATAAGTGCTTTATTCTGTAAATCTGTAAGCTCAAAGGTCTCTCTTAGCTTAGGGATAGTAAACTTACCATCCTGAATAGATACTAATGCCTCCTCAAATCTTTCTTTAGATAGTCCAGGCTTAGCTGCCTTAACAGGTACACTAGCTAGTTTTGCATCATCATCTACTGACTGTAGGCATAAGATACTGCTCAGAGTATATCTTCGGTAGTAAGTCACTGCAGATCCTACTTGCTGAGGATTAAGTCCTGCAGGTAATTCCATACATGACTCAATAGACTCATTAGAATCTATGCAAATAATCTGAGTACATACTGAATTGCCTTGAATAGGCTGCAGTAATAGTAGACCATTCTCTAATAAGATAGGCTCTACTGCCTCAGTGATGGCATTAATGTCAGAGTATGACTTTTTAAAATGTGGATTGGTAGCATTCTTAGCTACTTTGCCGATTGACTGCTTAGCTTTGTGTAGCTTTTGGTGCAGAGTTAGTACAGGTGCTGGTACTACAGCTTTTGTTTTTGTTTCCATGTGTATAAATTTATTATTTCAACAAAGATAATCAATTAATTCATATCTGCAATACTTTTATAAAAATAATTTTTGTTGAGCAGTATGATTATTTATTCTTTGCATTGCCTTATCAAAGTACTCCTTATCTAATTCGCAAGCTGTAAGGTCAAAGCCATAGTCATGGCAGGCTATTGCTATTGAGCCACTGCCTAAATGAGTGTCAAGTATTTTGTCACCTTGATTTGTATAATTATCTAATATAAATTTATAAAGATAAATTGGTTTTTGTGTTGGGTGTATTTTTTCTGTTTGATTATGTATATGAATTGAATGTTCACAAATTTTAGCAGGTTTTTTTAAACCCATACTTACCCAAGCATACTCACATCTTGCAAAGTTTGGCATAGCTTGTTTTTTATCCCAAATTAAAAAATATTCACTTGTAGGCATAATAAAATTATTAGCACCAAATACAATTTGATTTTTACTTACTCTAAATAATTGATTCCAATATTCAATACTTGGTTTATTATCATTTACAGTTTGCATTCTTTGAAAACTTTTTGCGTGTTTATCTTTTAAACTTGGAGTTGTAGTAACTTTTTTAAATCTTTCAATCCCATAAGGAGGATCTACAATAGCCAAGTCAAAATACTTATCAGGGTAGCGAGCCATTAGCTCCATGTTATCTTCGTTAGTTATTGTAAGCATGATATAAAATTTAAGTAAAACTCCATAAATTCATCAAAAGTTCTAGCAATAAAGTATGTACCTCCTGCAGCTTCTACTGATTCTTGATACCTCTTCTGCACCTCTGACTGCTTGTCCTTACCATACTTCACCTCAATCTTAACTGACCTACCTCTAATGGTGGCAGAAATATCAGCAGAGCCTTTTGTACCTGTGCTAGGAGTATAAGTGCCTTTCAACTGTCTACTATTCTCCCCTACCTGTATCTTTTTACCCTCTCTATAAACTCCCATTGTATTAATCCTCTCAGCTTGAAAGCCTGAATAAGTTAGAAAGTGAATGATACATTTAGTCAGAGCATTGGCAGAGTTATCTTTCCAATCTGATGCTGTTATGTATGGCATGGTAGGGTGCTTAAGTGTGAGGTAGTTAATCTCTAGAGCTTTTAAAAGTGTTTTGTTTTCTTTATTCATATCAATTATAATTTATAGTATCCCATACATCAGGATCTCTTTGTGTCTTAATCTCAAACCACCTAGCACCATTGCTAGCACCATCTACATACTCCTTACCATTGTACTCTGCATACTTCTTACACCATTTGTTAAATGTTCTGTTAGTCAAGTACTTCTTTTGGTCAGTGTACTCAGCAATAAAGTTCTCAAACATTGACACCTTATTTAATCTCTGATCAAATCCTAAATTCTTATTATCTACCCATTCTATAAAGTCCTGGCTTGTCTCATTGATAAACTTTCTTAGCTCTAGATTCTTAGCCTCAGATTCTACTAGACCATTCTCTAGGTAATAGTTTAGGCAGTTAATCATGTAATGGTCAAACCTTGCCCATTCCTGCTCATCCCAATCCTCAAACAGCATAGAGCCAAACTCATCAAATGGAGTATGGTGAGTACCAAAGTAACTACTCAGCTCCACCTCAAACATTCTACGCTTAAATGAGCCACCATCTGCTTTAATAGTGTAGTTAGTAGAGATAAGTACCTTAGGTGAGTCTTTTACAGGTAGTTTAATAGCATCTCTACCTTTGTATTCAATAGTAAGCCCCTCAGTGATTATACTAAATAAGCTCTCAAAGTTAAAGTTCTTTCTTACATCGTCAAATGCTAGGACCTGGCAGTCAGAAGAGACAGTCTGATAAGGGAATGATTTATTTGAGTCAAAGGTCTTACCATCAATGGTGCTAACTTTCTTCATGTATCCAATAGCATTAATTAGAATCCCCTTACCACTACCTCCATTAGGATTATCTGAGATAGTCTCATCATTTAGAATAATTGCTTTGTTGTTAGCAGATGTCTTATAAGAGTGCAGCATATAGCCTATCACGCTCTTCATAGTATCATATCTCTCTACCTCCTGCCCTGAGATAAACCAAATGAAAGACCTGAACATTGACTCATGGTGATCAGCATCTATTAAATCTCTTTCTATTATCTGATTACCCCATACATAACCTTTTAGCTCTGAGTATTCATATATCTCATGGTGCTTAGCAAATACTTTTACAGCTGCATTCTTATAATAAATCATACCATAGTCTATCCCATCCCTTTCCATCTCTACATTAGCAGTATCTATCATGCTGAGATATTGAGGAGTAAAGAGTTTAGACTTTTCAGCTACAGCATCAAATACAGGTATCCGATTTGATTGGACCAGGTACTCCATTACTCTATCTTTTATCTGAAATTCAGAGACATGATTAATAAAGTTCTCATTCTTAGTAATAAAAACAAAGGTCTTAGTGTTAGCTACAGGATAGTATTTATAGTACTGTAGATTCTCTAGAAATAGCTTGAATCGGTATGGTATAATTAATACATCACCTTTAAAATCATATTTCCAAAACTCATCTACTTTAATTACCTCCTTTATAGTCTGAATCTCTGACTCAATATTCTCTTTATTGTACTCTTTAAACTCCTCTAAGATTACAGCATCAGACTTGCCACTTAGAACAAAGTTAATCAGCTTATCTTTTTTATCCTTATCTTCAAATTGCTTAGTATTAAAGTTAGCAGTCTTTTTATAGGCAGAATTTATCAAAGCTAGTATCTCTACAGATCCAAAATCTTTCTGCTCAAATCCTATCAGATAATTCTGACAAGTCATTCTATCCACTCCAAAGTCATTGAATGCTGCTGCTAATTTATAAAGTGAGGAGTTTCTATTTTGTGAATTATACTTCTTTTTAAACCAAGTCATCAGCTTATTAGCTATCTCATCAGTATCTAGGACCTTAATGTTAGTAATACTACCAACCTCACTGCTCTCAAATGGGATAACATCATAATCAATTATATAATTCTCAGCATCTAGATTAACATAGATATCAGGATCATAAGATTCAAAGCAAGCTCTTGCAATATCCTTACCTGATTCATCTACTCCATTGAATACTGCAGATATCTGCTTAAAATACTCTTTGTACTCTTTGTCATCCTGTACTATTGGTATTTTAACTAGAGCTTTCACACCATTACCTGATGGTGATGTCCAGCAGGAGAAGATAGATTTGTGAGCTTTCAGTTCTACAATCAGAGCAGGTATATCCTGCACCTCATCAAAGTCTAAAGTAAGTAATCCTGATGCCTTTCTTAGAGATGCATTATTCCTTTTACTGAAATCACCTCCAAAGGTAACTACAGGCAGTTGCATCTTAATGGATTTCCTTTCCTCTTTATCAGTAGAGAATCTTAGGTCTTTACATAACTGCTCAGACTTGCCATTCTTAATCCTATCTAGGTAGAATCCTACATCC